TCTGCTGTTGAACAGGCATGATTAAATCTCCTATTAAGCAGCAGCTTGTAGCTCAATCGCGGCAGCAGGGTTAAGGTGACTTGCGCCCATAGCCAGGCGTCCTACAATCAGATTACCCTGATACATGACGTTGAGATCACCAGAGGTAGTCTGGACTTGAGGGCCAATAGCCTCTACCACACCGGCAGCCTCTTTGTAGTAGATCAAACCACAGTGGGTAGAGAAATCCCCAGAGTAGTCGTTATTTTCACCGGAAACTGACGATACCGTACCAGCTAGGAAGGGCAAGTTGTTGGAAGTTTTGATTTTGATACCAGCAATCTCATACAGCCCCTGACCAGAAGTTAGACTCCCTGAGGTATTACCAAAATCCCTGTTCAGGATGTTGGTATCAACTTGAGAGATCAGAGCGTAATATTGACGCGGGCTAAGTACCGCAACACGGCCATCTTTAGGGATGTTCTTTTCATCGAGAATAGCTGCACCTTCAAAGAAAGCGTCAACTAGAGCCTGTGCGTTGTACTGGTTATTGGCACCAACACGAATAATCGAACCACCGGGTTCAGGACCAGGAACGGCGGTGATCGGGTGAGCCTGGCGAGCTGCCAGAGCAATCACACGGAAGATCTTTTTATCATAGCTCTCAGCAAGAGCATAGCCGATCTTTTTAGCAATCTCACTACGGAGATCATAATGAGCGAGAGTCTCATCGAGATCGTAAACGAACGCCGAAGAAACTAGAAGGTCATCACAAACGATGGTCTTCTCAGCCACCGGGGGATCACCAGAACCAAGAATAGGCGTACCAGGAGTATGATACCCAGCCTGCATCCGGCCAGTGAAAATGAATTGCATACTCTTGCCATTCTTAAGAGTACGCTTCATAACGGTGTCACGGGCTACACAGGTAGCTTCGTAAGCCTTGAAGAGTTCACCAGAGAATAGCTTTAGATACGTCCCGTATTTAGTATCATAAGCACGGGAACCAGCCGTATCAGATACGGCCTTATTGATTGTACCGAGTACACTTTGAACAGTATTAGCCATTTGAAGAGGAAGAGAATTTGATCTACATTCCTCGGTACCGAGTATTAAATTTTCCTAGGAGTTGAACCTGTTAAGGCCAGTTCATAGCCGCTAGCGACTACAGGGTATCCGACGTATCGGGCCTATAGCCAATAGAAAAGGGGTCCGACTCTGAGGTGCCCCTTAACTGAATCAAACTAGATAGTCGTACATGCCAAGAACGAACCTGCGCGAAGTATGGTACTACCTGCGTTAGATGCGTTTTGAGCGAATGAGATACCCACCAAACCTGCGTTAGGTCCGTTATGGATTACACCCGTACCACGTACAAAACCATCAGTACCGGAAGCGTGTGTGATAGTACGGTTAGTGGTACCGTCAATGGTGTTGTCATAAGACACTACCAGAGTAGTCAGAGCATCAGGAGCAATGTGCTCACGGAATAGACGAGCTTGTGTAAGAGTACCTGTAGGTACAGTCAATAGCCAACGGAAACCGGCAGCAGCTACTGAAGTAAAATGAAGTTCAAAGTTAAAGCTGATGCGTTGATACTTGGCTAGCTGAAACGAAAGCTCACTAGCAGCAACAGGGGTAGCAGAACTGATAACAGTAGTGTCTGTAGAAAGTACCGAAAATGTATCCTCTCCTGTACTGTACTCAGCAACATTAGTCTGAGGGTTAATCTTAATTGGCATTGTTCTTAGTAATTAGGACATGGCCTCTTGGCCAATGATTTGACTGGAGACGTTAGCTGCAGATGCGCTCGGGTTAGAGACCACTACGGTCAATATATCATTAGTGTTTCCTTTGATATTATTAACCAACGGGAACAAGTTATCAATCGCCTGATCTACTGAATTATTAGCTGCAACAAAGATGCTATACACACACTCACCTGACAGTGTGAAAGCAGTTGCAGATGTATCAATCAGAGCAAAACTGTTCGGAGTGGCAACATTGGCTAGGAAATTAGAGCCAGTGAGGTTGATTGGGGACGTTGGAGTTGAGGTAAAGATCTCTACAAATACAGGCTGATCAGAGGTAATCTGTAGTCTGCGTGGGAGGATCTGTCCACGGTTGATAAGACCAATCGTGTAATTTTGACCTGCAACAGGGGCAGTGGCTACTGCTAGTCCAGTGACAACATCAGCAATAGTTAGGATAGTCGCAGTGTTACTGGTAATACGTGCAGTATAACTAACACCAGATACAATGTAATTTACAAACCTACCTTTCCATTGATCAACAGTCCAGCTAGCACTACCAGCAGTTAATGAGGTTGTAGATCCAGCGGTACATGCTGCAGTAGCTTGGGTGTACTCTTGTGTACCCATTACCCGGTTACGGATGGATACAATGGGTACACGGTTACCTGATACTGCTACGGATTTACGTGGTGCTGTATTAGGTTGACCGTATGAGTACGTAAATCCGCGTTGTTCATCAGACCCACCTTCAATCATAACACTAGCGCCATAGTGAATTAGATCATTCACTTTGACTGTGACTCCAGTGTTTCTTTGTTCGTACCGGACAGGTAGGTTTCCTGTTCGACACCAGGCTGTAGTTTGACCCGTCCGATTACCGAATGGAATGGCATGTAAGAGTACCATTCTTCCGTTAATGGTTACACTGAATCTGACAGTACCAGCTCCGTACCAGGCATACTCAACTGAGAGCATCTGGATACTAGACCAATTCAATGTAGCTCGGTTCGCTGATTCACCAGTCCATTGATCTAGCGGCACACGAATCTCATTGACCGCGCCCCCTACATCTGACCGAATCACTACAGCCATACCGGATGGATTAGTCTGAGTAACTAAATCACCAGACTGCTCAAAGAATGCTCCATTACAATCATCGAAGATCCCGAAACGTGCAACTTGGTTAGCAAGGGCATCACCGAACTCAACTGCCCCAGTGACTACCATCGACTTACCAGGCTGGTAACGATGATATAGACGACTCTGCCTAACAGTAATGTCACCAGATGCAGTAGATAGACGCATCCGTACACCACCTAGCTGTGGTTGATGAGTAATGGTACCGCTGCCCGACGTAAAACCCTCCCATCGGAGAGGTTGTGTACCATATTCAAAGTCAGCATCGTAAACATTCTGATGCCTAGTGACTTTCAATCTACCGAATACATCGGTATTTTCTGTCGCTAAGGAAATACGCTCTCCCTTAGTCTCTCTGGAAGAGATTGATGGCTGTCCAGTAAACTTACGTGGACCTGGAGTATACGCAGATTGAGTCATTGGTAATTAGAGAAGATCCCCAGATCGAAGTAATTTAGCTTCCACATCATAGCGGTACGCCGGATCGTTTTCATACCTGGGGTCACGCTGCGCTCTTACCAGCTCAGCCATTGAGCGATAACCCTGCTGATCGCTGGCAGCTCGGCCCTGGATCATCGAGCCATCAAAACCAACAGCATTGATATACGCTGACTGTAGGCCCTTCACTGCCCAGTAAATAGCTTTGACATTACCAGAGTCCATGACCTCGTTGTAGGCGTCCTTCTCACCTTCACTGAGGTTTGAAGATGACCATTCGATCATTTGACTATAGTACTGATCTCCGCCAACAATACCTTGAATTTGCTGAGTCTCTTCATCAGATAGGGCAACTGAATGTTGTTGATTAGCTACCAACTGTTCAATGACGGCAGCAACATCTTCACCTAAAGCCTCAGCAGTTTCAGCACTGAGTTGACCTAATTCCCCGATCTCAGCAAAGAGTCCATCAAGTAGACTAAACTCCTCATCTTCACTTTCTTCCTCTTCACTTTGATCTTCTACCTCACCATCTTCAGGTTCAGTATCATCGGAATTACCACGGGAGCCTAGCATTTTCTGCAGCTCTAGGTAGGCAGCTTCTAACGCTTCGGCATCACGAAACTTACCAGCTAGAAGATCATTTTGCTGATCCTCCATATATTGACCAATGCTGAGAAGTTCTGCATCACGGGATTCCTCCGCAGCAGTAATCTCAGGGTCGTTACTAGGGTCGTATGTCAGGGTATTAGCCATTAGCAGTTAGTACACGTAGGGTTCCTAAGCCAAACGATTCAACATAATTAGGTGAGCGTCCTAGGGCTGGCTTACCGATTTTGACTCGTTTGGCATATTTATTTTGGTCAGCATCAATCTCTTCTTCAGAGACTTCAGGCTGGGTTGGCTCCAGTTTGGTCAGTTTGGTCCGTACTGGCTTGCTGGGGGTTAAGTTCTCCATTATTATTAGATAGTTGTGGGTTTTTGGATGGGTCCATCATTGGCGTTTTAGCGAGAGCTGCAGTTTGATCAGTGATAGACAACTCTTTCTGCTGATTCATAGCATCCTGTTTCTGCTGCTCTACATCCTGTTGAGTCTTGATTAGGTTGAGAGTATCAATCCCCATACCGGCAGCAAGCCGTTTCAAGTATTCAGTAGGATCAGTCAGTTGGGCTAGTGACTGTGGCCCATACGCTTGAGAGAATGTCATCATCAAACGCTGCAGTGACTCAGCATCTTGACCACGCCCAATAGCATTCAGACCAGCAACAATGGTAGGACGTACATATCTATTGGGAATTTTATTGATTTTACCTTCACGTTGGAGAGTGAATAACTTACGGGTTAGATATGGCCGAAGTAGCTCAACTGTCAGTAGTGAAAACATCCCACCACCTTGCTGTTCAAGTTCCATCTGAGTCATCCTTACTTCTTCAGCAGTGGTACGCTCTGATTGACGTACTTGCAGGATTAGGAATGCCTCATTTAGCCTAACTGTCAGGTCTGCGATAGTTTCCCTAGCAGTCCTAAAATCAACAGCTTTGTTTACTTGAACAACTGTAAGATCACCCTCTTTACCTTGGATGATACCACCGTTGGGGGTAGTGGCTATTGTTCTTTGCTTTGTAGTAGAACCAGGATTTAGCAGGAAAATAGCTTTAGCTGCAATAGCAGAACCTTCTACGATTGCCTGCATGAGAGCTTCTAGTGACCTGAGA